CCCCTGCCCCTTAGGGGGCAGGGGGTGATTGGTTTGGTTAAGTCTCATTGGGGTAAGCATTATCGGTCGTTTAAGCGTGGCGCGAAGCATGTTCGGAATACTGCGGTTGAGATTCGGGATTTTGTTGGTGGGCTTGATTTTAGTCCTTTGCCGGATACTTTGTCTGAGGAACAGGGCAAGGTTAAGGTCAAGTCGGCTAAAGCGAGCGCAAGGGAGCAACGTCGTTCTGATTTGGATAGGGCGCGCGATTTGTTGCAGGTTGAGCGCGATCGGGCGGTGCGCAAGATGCATAAGATGGCGACTAGCGACGATGGTGCGGATATTCGCGGAACGAAATATGACCCTTTGGGCAAGTCGTCTATTGGAAAGGTGACGTTAAAGAATGCGGCGAGGGAACTTGAGCGCCTTAGTGAGTTTAATAATTCTGATAGTGTTTGGTATTATAGTGACCGTAAAGGTAATCCCATTTCTGCTAAAGACGTTCGTCGTTATCGCGATGCTGTTCGTCGCTATAATGCAGATATAGACGAATACGAGAAATCGGTTAGCGGAACACATCTCCCCTATATGGGAGATGCGACTGTGGGAGATTGGATTAGAGACTTTCGTCCCAAGAAGACTTATTTGTCTGGCGGCTCACATTATGCGCTTGAGCGAATGAATCCTGATAAGCGTACCGTTAATTTCGAATCCGATGTAGCGATGCGCGAAAAAACAAATCAGGTGCTAGAATCACTCACCCGTAAGGGAAAACAGAATAAGTTGACTCAAGCAAAACGTCAAATTGCTGCGATGATTGACGTTATTGGTGACCCCGACTTGTATGACATTCTTACAGATATTCCCGATGACGTATTGTGGTTAATGTGGACTATTAATGCTGATTTTGCAAACAATCTTTCATTGCAATACGAAGCAGCTAAAGAAGGATATTTTGATCGCAGGCGCAACGGAGACGACTTATATTACGAAGACGTCGAAGATTCAAATAGTGAGATAAAGTCTCTATTAAGAGAGATCAAGACAATTAACATTAAACCGGAGGACGATTTCAGTGGTTCGCCAATCAACAAGCGTAAGTTCCGCAAGGGGCAGCGCTAGGCGTAACCACAAGAAAGTTCCATCGTTCTGTGCGGATTTTGAGACGACGACGGTTGAGGATGATTGCCGGGTATGGTCTTGGGGCATTATCCAGGTGGGTAAACTTCAGAATTATGTTGACGGCATTTCTCTTGACGGATTTATGTCCCATATTTCTGAACGCGCGGCACACATTTATTTTCACAATCTTGCGTTTGATGGTACATTTATTTTAGATTGGCTACTGAAGCACGATTATAAATGGGTGAAAGAAAACCCTAGTGTCAAGGAATTTACTTCCTTGATTTCAAGGATGGGTAAGTATTATTCAATTACAGTTGTTTTTGAGACGGGTTATAGGGTTGAATTCAGAGATTCATTCAAGAAGTTGCCAATGTCGGTCGAGGCAATTGCTAAGGCATTTAATTTGCATGACCAGAAATTGGAGATTGATTATGAAAAGTATAGACCAATAGGATACATTCCTACAGAGCAAGAAAAGCGATATCAGCGAAATGATGTAGCGATTGTTGCTCAAGCGCTCGAAGTTCAGTTTGAAGAGAAGATGACTAAACTGACAGCGGGAAGTGACTCTCTTGCAACATATAAGAAGATGACAGGGAAATTGTTTATTCGTCGATTTCCAATTCTTTCGCCTGAGATTGATACAGAGATACGAAAAGCATATCGCGGGGGATTCACATATGCGGACCCAAGATTCTCTAAGAAACTGAACGGCGAAGGCAGCGTGTATGACGTTAATTCGCTCTATCCTTCGGTAATGCGAACAGCACTACTCCCCTACGGAGACCCAATCTATTCTGACGGAGCACCTATGACTAATCGCCCTCTATATATTGCGTCAATCACGTTTACTGCGAAGTTAAAGCCAAATCACATTCCTTGCATACAGATTAAAAAGAATCTTTCATTTAATCCCACACAATATCTTGACGAAGTAAAAGAGCCCACGACGGTGGTGGCAACGAATATAGACATTGAATTATGGAAAAAGCACTATGACTTTAAAATCTATTCTTGGAATGGAACATTTGAGTTTAGGGGATCACATGGGTTTTTCGATAATTATGTAGACCATTTTATGGAAATTAAAAAGAATAGTACTGGTGGATTAAGGCAAATTGCTAAACTACACTTAAACAGTTTGTATGGAAAGTTTGCAACTAATCCTGATATTACAGGGAAACATCCTACATTAAAAGATAACCGGGTATCTCTTGTAATGAATGAACTTGAAATGCGCGATCCTGTTTATACACCGATGGGTGTTTTCATTACTGCGTACGCTCGAAAGAAAACGATTAGCGCAGCGCAAGATAATTATGATGCATTTGCATACGCGGACACGGATTCACTGCACTTGATTGGTCCCACCACTCCCCCAGATTCGTTGTGGGTCGACCCTGTAGAACTGGGTGCCTGGAAGCATGAGAGTTCCTTCACAAAGTCTGTCTATATTCGCGCAAAGCAATATGCGGAGGAGATTGATGGTAAACTAGACGTACACATTGCGGGGATGCCCCGCAACGTCGCAGCCACATTGACCTTAGATGACATGTTGCGCGGCGGCACTTGGAATGGTAAACTGATTCCTGTAAGGGTCCCTGGGGGAACAATCCTCAAGGACACAACATTTACATTGAAGATTGATTAAGGTTGGTAATCATGGCACGCCCTGTTTCTACTAAGGCCACTGTTAAGTTCCGTATCGAGAAGAGCGTTATCGCCGATCTCGAGGAGATGCACTGGACTCTCCGTAAGGATGTTTCTGAGATTGTTCAGGATGCGATTATTGAGCATATCGCAAAGAAGGCTCCCAAGTCCGTTAAGTGATTTCCGACTAATTGCCGGGGAGCAACCTAATGAACTGGGCCTGGCTTAGTTGGGTAGCAGCCCTCGGGATTGCTTTCGGATGATTGGGTATTTATGGTAGGCTAGGAACGTAGGT